TTACTCATAGTGCCACCTCCCGATTTGAGTATAGCATTTTTGGGTGTGGCAGTGTGTCACATTATCCGACAATTTGTTTATATTTCTGTAAAGTATTCACCCTCAGCAAGTTCCGGTGGAAAACCGCCCTTTATGCAAACATATTTTTTCACCCCATCTGTGTAATAATAGTTTACATTAACTTCCATACCTACCTTGAATGTAATAGGCTTGTCCGCTGTTCCCTCTGCTGTAGGGTCAGCTTCTTCTATCCAAGTGATAACCCCACCTGCTTTAGCTTGATAAGGAACCCATTTATAGCCTGGTCTAGGTGTGGCTATTGATGGCTTATCTTCTATAGTGATACCTACTTCCTCAATAACTGCAAGAGTATCTTTATCATTTCTTACAGCCGCTTTGATGGCATCTAATCTTTCTCTTTCACTAGCCATTGATTCCTACCTCACTTTCCATTTCGCTTAGACACTGCTCAACAGTTAAACCTGCGTCTTGAACAATGTAATCGTATTCTTCTTGTGTTATTTTATTTTTTTCTTTCAGAGAATTTATATATTCAACTGTAATATAATGTTTCTCGCTATATAATCTCTTTAATGATTCTACAAATGTACTCATTATAGAACTCCTTTCTCAACTAACTCCATAGTGTAATCGTCAATTACGTTGTTGTAGGTTGTATCGTCAATACCGTAGTCGTTATTTGGTAGCTTAGCCTTTACTTCTTCTCTATAAGTTTCGGGAACATCATTAATAGTCATTTCTTCATTCAGAATTTTACCTACATACCAGTCAACAGCTTCTTCTCTTGGTTTAACATAAAACTCATACTGTAGTGTTTCTTCTGATAAGTGATAGCCATACTCTGCTCCATCTTGCGGTGCTTTTTTCATAATGGCTAAGAGGTTATTGTATTCTGTTTCTGTTATTTCAGTTACATTGTCATTAGCGACTTCTAAAGTGCCTATTGACAGTATTATTCCTTTTTCTATTTGTTTGTAATACATAGATACTCCTTTCTTATGCCATTGTGATAAGTGTATATTCTGTTCCTGCCTTAATATATTTAGAACCATTAGCGGAATCAACAATTATTTGCAACTGAGAGGCTGAAACAGTTCCTTTTGTTTGATACTTTTGAGCAATTGCATAGTCCCCATCATTCGTTAAATATTCTTTAGTAAGAAATGCTGTGTAAACAATATAAACACCGCTTGTAATAATTGGGAATACTATGGCCAATCGCAACGGGTATTTTTTTTCAGCATTCTTTGGCACATTTACAACGTCTGTTACAATAATCGCACATACAGGTTTTTTTCCTAATGAGTGATTAACTGTTGTTGAAACAGTATCTTGCGGCACTGTAAATGTATCAATAGCCATTTTAGTACAGCCAAACAATTCGAGGTTTATTTTTTCTTTTATCGGTATCCCTGTTATAGTAGCTAAACTTTCTAAGGCTTTATTATGACCTTGTAGTATTTTTTTATTGCTCATAATTACCTCCTTATCTTACGCATAAGCCGACTGCCACTCCAAAACTATCCGACGCACTGTAGAAGCTGACGCTTCCGTTCGAACGAATGGCAACAAAAGTAGTATCGTTGTCCCAATAAGCTGAACGCAACCACCAGTAGTTAGTAGACCCGTTTACCCTTTTAACTCGGCTTGTATCGTCTGTAAATATTGGATACTTTGTACCCTCGCCATTACTGACTGTACAAGTAACCCTATCAAATACTTCTGCTTCTGCCAATAGCCATACATTATAGTTTGCTTCGCTAAGCGAACTTGCTTGATTACGTGTCGTGTAGCATTTCTTCTTAACAGGTGCTACTACGGCTTTCAAATCACTAGGCAGTTTGTCGTAGATGTTAGCTTCTACCCAAGTTTTCATTGCAGACGCAGGATAGCCGCCTGTGTTATTATTGCTAAAGTTCATTATATATGTATTATTTAAAGAATTTTTCATTACAAGCGTAATAGGTGCAGTTACGCCGTCTGAATATGTGTCGTGATTGAATCCTGCAATTTGTAATTCTATGACTTCATTTGTCGTAAGTGTTACTGATTTTGTATCACCTACAGCCCAGCATTTAGATAAATCCAAACCATTTATCCCTGCCTGTACTGCGGCTTTTATTTCTGCCCAAGTTGATGTAGCAAAATTACCAACCTGTATTACAGTTACGCTTAGCGTCGCAGTCTTTGTAACACCATTTTCTGTATAAGATATTGTTACTGTTTTAGTTCCTGCCGAACTAAATGTTTGCGGTGAGAATGTAAACCCTGTAACTTCCTTAGTTTTTCCTGTATCATATGTTGCAGTAACTACCATACCTGTGCTGTCAAAACTACCGCCTACAGCATATGTTGTTTTGTTAGGCTGTGTAGTAATTGATATGCCAGTCAATACAGGTCTTACAATCTTATAGTAGTAACCGCCTTGTGTACCGCCATCGGGATATGCTGAACTATCTGTAGAATACACATAATCAAGCAAATCACCGCCCGAAGCTGTATATTTACCCCATACATATGTTGAGTTGAAGTCTAACTGTACAGAAGCTATTTGTTTTGCAAGCAGTTCTATATCTGTTTTTTGTGTAGTGACTTCGGCATTGACATTTTCGCCGCCGCCTATCATATTGATTACATTTCCCATTATCCCACCTGCTCTTTCTTTATGTTTACCGATACTGCAACTGTAGGCTTTTCGGTGCAGTGGAATGTTATACTGTTAGCCGTTGTAACATCATCAGCATATATTCCTGCTTCTGTCCATACTTTATACTGTGATGAATTAGGATAAACTGTATAGGTGTACCCTGTAGTAGCAAGTCCTGACACACTTAAAGTCTGCTTGAAACCGCCTGTTTCAGCATTCCACCCTGCGACAGTAAGTGAACCAGTTAATACTTTGTTCTTCTCAGGTATTGTCGGTTTATTGCTCAGGTCAGTATAGCTGCCTGTGAATGCTACTGTTTTCAAGTCAGTAAAAAACTTTTTTATCTTGCCGAAAAGCACAGACAGTTTTTCACCTGTTGCAATATTTATTCTTGAAGCCGTTTCCGTAAAATCCGCAGTCACATCACTTCCGTCACCTGTCTTAGTAAGGAAATCGCCACCTACGATTTCCTGTGCTTTGTTTTTGGCATCTTCTGCAGCTACAGCCGAATTGTGAGCATCATTAGCTCTTAAATTAGCTTGATTTGAATAATACTGTGCATTGTCAGTATCTTCGCCCTCTCTTGTGCCAGTGCCACCGACAGCGTATGATTTGGCTTTGTTTGCCTGTGCCGCAGCGTCATCTTTGGCATTAAGCACTATTGTAGTGTTGGCTGTGACGCTCTGAGAAGCATTGAGAACCTCTGTTTTAGCGGCAAGGACTATTTCCTTGTCCGCTGAAGTATCGGCTGCCTTAGCGTCAATATAAGCCTTTACTTCGCCTTTTAATTCGTTAAACCCGACAGAGCCTGCCTTAATTGAGGCTGTAATTGTCGTTGTCGTGCCATTTGTACTCTGTGAGAATGTAACAATATCACCCGAAGTAAATGTAAACTGGTTCATCAGATTTGTTACTTCTGTCTGTGATGTGGTCCCGTCAACATTTGTTATCTTTAAGTAGTATTTATCGTTTTCTATGTCCTCTACAAATTCAAATGTTGCAGGAACTTTCTCAAGTGCAGTATCTACAGATTGAGCTGTTCCGTCTTTCTTTGTAACCGTGATTACTCCTGTGTCGGTGTTAATTGTTACATTAGCCACAAGGCTGTTTGTTTCTTCTGTTATTTTTGCGTCTGCTTCTGTCTTTGTGTATCTGTCCGATAAGTCTGTTGTTATGTTGTCAAGATTAAGAGATATGAGCAAGTCTACAAGGTCATTATATTTACCCATAATGAGCTGTGGGAACTTATCAAATACATCTTTGTTCTGCTGAACATTTCCTGTCAGTCTTTCACCGGGTACAGATTTGACATAAACAGCATTTCGTTCTGTTTCCAGTATCTTTGCATTTAATAACGCCATTTTCTATCTCCTGTTCTTTGAGAAATTACCTACGCTGTAGGTCTTTGTTATACCGAGTATTCCGAAAGGCTCATATATGCCCTCGTTTTCAAGTATTATCTGAAGTCTGACATACTTCTTGATCTTCTTGTTGAAGTAGTCGTTTTGTGCTGTCGTGTTGCCGTTAAAGGTAAATCGTGAGAAGTCAATTAAAGTCCAGTTGAATATATCAAATGTTTCCGTTTCGAGTGCTGCGGCTTCTATTCCGTCTTTAATTATCCGTACCTTAACGCTTGTCCTGTCATAAGGCATAAGAGTAAGCAGTGTGCCTTTCTTATTTAGCGTTTTAAAGTACTGTGGATAGTTGTCATCATCAAGCGGAGTAGACCACACACATTTAATTGCTTTACCGTCTGTAAGCAGTATTTCTCCTGCGTCACCTATTGTTGCTGTGCCGTTGTCGCAGTACGCTGTGATGTTTGGTACGTCTGAGTTGAACTTGCATATACGCCCGTCAGATGTGCCAAAGAACAGCTCGTTTCCGATATTGGCAAAGCATACTGCAGGGACATCTTCCCAGTAATAACCCTCGTATAAGAAGTCTGTGTTGTTGTTCTTGTCGTTTGCCTTGTTCCGTCCGTCTAGCACATAACAGTGTGAATTGACGCACAGAATATAGTATCTGTTCCACTGTACCGCCACTGCTTTATCAAGGTTTGGCTCTTTTAACAGTTTCTTATCAAGCAGGTATGACCTGTTTCGTACTATATATTCACTTGATACATAGTAGTTGGATATGCCATAAACTCCTGTCTGAGATAAAAACAGCGGCTCGTCACCTAGCATTGCAATTGACTTTTGGGCTATGCCGCCAACACCCGCTTTTGCAGGGGTACACTGAAACGCTGTAAGATTCTCTACTGTTGTACCGCTTATCAGAAAGACTGTTGAATCTGTTGAAACTTCCTCTTTGATTACTGCAAGGTATGAACTCATTCGTGCAAAGCCTACTATGTCAGCAGTAACGTTACCTACAGTGAGGTAATTGAGGTCAGGGAAGTATGCCACGCTTTCAACCTCTGAATAGAATATCTTGTTTCGCTCTGACGATGAAACGAGGAATACTCTATCCTCTTTTGAGTAGCCGTATGTTACAACATCGTATGGGTTTGTTATACCTTTCCTGTCCTTATAAAGTCCGTTTTCTTCGTCAAAGGATATGAACTCAACTTTGACATTATCCTGTCCTGTGACTACAGGTGCATGTGCTTCTTTGAAAGTGATTTTTCCGTCGCACACATTGAATGTATAGCTTGCTCCGTTTACGCCCTTGCCTGTTGTTTCTACAGCTGCAGGAAGTGTGTAGTCTGTGCCATAGGTCTTTAACTGAAATTCGCCGTTTGAATCCATTACATAGACCTTTATATACTCTGCGCCGCTTAATATCTTCTTAGACGATAAGATATAGTCCTTTGATGTGCTGTCGCCTAAGAATGTATTGCACTGCCAAGGAGTAAGCATATTGACATCTTCCAGTAATGTGCCATCTTTTCCTGCGGGACTTCTTGAAATTGATACTCTCGGTATCTTTGCTTCGCCTGCAGGATATTGACCTGTGAGGTCTGCTATTGTGTGTGATGTGTCTGAAGTGTCTATGTAAATTATCTTTGTGCCCAAGAAAAAGTATATGTTCCCACCGAACACAAAGCCTTTTGGGTTTGTTGATGTGTGGGTTATCGTGAATGTGTCATCTTTTACCCACGATTCGCTGAACTTAAACAGGTGCGACGCTGTGATTACATAAAAAGAGCCGCCTGTATGGAATATGTCTACTATCTTCTCTCCCGATGTGTCTGCGACTTTTCGCCAGCCTAGCCTTTTAATTGGGTTTCCGCCATTGTCAGAAATCATATTTAAAAGGTCGGGTGACCTCTTTCTGTCAACTTCTGTTCTGTCCCTTGAAAAGTCAGCCCCTTTTAATTCCTTATAGTATGTATGATAAAGTGTGGGAGCGGCAGGAACAT